GGCACCAAAGCCGAACAGGACAGGCTCTTCGTGGTAGTTACGGGGAATACCCTTAAACTCTTTGAAGACCTCTGACCATTCGTCAGCGCGTTGATCGTAGATGCCGTTGAACTCTTCGTTTAGGATCGGTTCAACGATTGACCGGAAGTCGGTACTTCTCATTGGGGTAGCCATTTTTCAAGCCCTCCTTAGTACGCGGCGCGGTCAGCGACGTTCTGATGCTCAGAAATCTGAACTTGAACAATCGTGTAACTATCGCCGAAATCGTTGTCTGGTGCTGGCGACAGGCCGATGATGCGCAGTTGCGCATTACCGCTGTCAGTCAGCGTGGCGGTGTCAAGCATCAACGCCGACAGACCAGTGGTGGTCGATCCTGCGGAGATGGCTGTGTAGTCAGCCTGCTTGCCGATGTCCGTCACCGCAATCGAACCATTTGCCTGAATTTCGTAGACAATGGAGGGATCGAGTGTGACGTAAGCGACGATTTCAGTAGCCGCAGTGGACGCAGTCCACTTGTTGCTGACACGACGGCGGCCGTCGCTGTCGGTGAATTCAACACCTTGGAACGTACCGATGAAGCGGTCGCCAATGGCGGCTGCTTGGATGGTTCCGTTGGTGCCGATCTTTACCGGCTGGCTTTGTAGTATGTTAGCGGCGTAGCCCGTCAAAATCGAGTAGGCGGTAGGTCGAAGCGTACCGCTTGGCGAAAATGCCGGACGAAGGCCGAACGGTTGAGAAACAGTACTCATGTCCATTTACCTTTTGTTGAGTTACGTTAACCGCTCAGGAGAAGATCCCCCGTCGCGGCTGGTGGGCACGCATGTCCTGCATTCCGTCACCCTCGAGTAGCGTCGAACCGGCTCGCTCGGCATCAGATCGCATCATTTCTGCGACTTCAGCCAATTTGTCCTCTTCGCGTAACGGGGCGTCGTGGTGAGCTTCCTGCATGAACGCCTCATAGAGGCTCAAGGGCAGCTTAAACGCGAGCATCTCGTTAACGGCAATCAAGCCAGCATATTCGCCAGTCTTGACCGAGGCATACTCCATTCCGGGAACTTCTTCAGGCTTCACCGGCTCGTAACCGAGCTGTGTACGCCGGTGAATTGGATCACGCGGGTTGGTCGTAGTAAGCCAGCACAGATGATACCCCGGTATCTCGGGCAAATCAGGTAGTGCGTCGTTAAACAGTTGGTTTCGGAACATCTCCAGTCGGTCGTCCTCGCTTGTCTCACGGCGTTCGGTAACCTCGCGGGTCTCCGTGCGTCTCGTGTCGCGGCGTCCAACAACGTCGAATTCCGGTGCTTTCTTAAGGCGGCTATCTTCTGTATTATCTGTCATGTGTCTCACTCCTAGTTAGCGAGCCGAACCAGCATCATACGATTGATACGCTTTAAGATAGCGTTGGCGAAGAGTGGCGTCTTCCCACACTCCAGCATCAATCATAGCCTGTTTCCGCTCTGGTGTCACGTATATTTCGCGTTTTGTGCTTACGGGTGCGTGTTCCCGTGTATTTCCTGTTGGCGGGCCGCGCCTTTTTGGCTTCGGTGCTGGGCTTTCCTCGCCCAGCGCGTCCGCCACTCGGGCCGTTAATTCTTCCCAATACTCGCGCGTGGCGGGGTTGTAGCCCTCCTGCACGATCTCGTTGTCAATGGCCTTGGTCAGTGCGCTGTCACGGTCACGGCCCGACGGGTCGTACCATGAGTTGGCGGACATCCACTCCTTGGCGTAGTTGACGACGGCTGGGTTGACCTGCGGCGTCGTGCTTTGCTTGCGTGCCTCCTCGAACTGGTAACGCGCCTGCTGCAGTTGGTTTGTCTCAGCCATCGCCTGATCGCGGATACGCATTGCCGCTACGACATCCTCGCCATTGCCAGCCTCAGTCGCCTTGGCGATGAAGTGCTCTGCCTGTTGGACGTCGCGCTGCGCCTTTGCCAAACGCTCGTCGAGCGTCTGAGCATTGCTGTTCAGTGCGTGTCCCTCAACGGACGACAGACGGCGAAGCATTTCCGCATTCTGCTGCTCGAGGTATTGGATCTTCTGCTCTGCAGTTTCCTTTGCGCGACGGTGAATGTCTCGGCGGCGCATATTGCGGCGCTTGTTCTTGCCGGTGCGTACCTCTTCCTCCGTGTCCTCGTCGCTCTCGGCCAGACGAGCGTCTTCCTCGTCATCGTCGTCATCGGATGCGTCGGTCTCTAGCTTGCTATCCTCGTCCTCCTCGGGCGCGGTCTCAATGGGGATCAACTCATCGTCTTCTTTAAGTGTATTGTCAGTCATAAACCGGCTCCCTTTCTCGTAGCCTTATCAATCATATGAAGGCCTTGATGATCAGCGGATCGCCGGTCACCTTGCCCACAAGATCGAGGTCGTTAAAAATTACCAGTAGCGCTTCATCTTCGCCATCGGTCGTCTTGACGGTCCAGCGGTCGCCGCCGTACTTTGGCACGCGCACGAATTCGCCCGGCTTGCACCAGCTTCCTTCAGGCCACGGGTCCATTGTCGTACGGTTCTTGAACGCAAGTTCACCCACCGAGATCACCTTCGCAATCTGGGTGTTCCACGCGTCCGTCTCGCGTGTCTCCGAGGTCAGGATAATCCCGCCCTTGGTCTTCTGCTTTGGCGTGCGTATCTGTACCAGTACGCGGCTGCCAAACGGGTGTATGCCCGGTTCACAAGGCGGGAAGGCCTCGTCCAAGCTGGCATAACCAAATTCTACTTTATTCGCTAATTCTTGCATGTGCGCTCCTTTAGATAAACCTGTCTTTCGTCTCCCTCTCGGCGACCATATCGATGAGAGTTCGCTTCGCATGCTCAAGCCCCGCGTACATGCCGACTGCCCGACCGTAGTCGAATGGCTCTCGGCCCGAGGGGTGCTCCAGCGCTTCCCGTGCAAGCCGTGCCTGCTCGGTCTCCAAGCGCTGGAGAAGCATTTCTATCTTCATGCTGGTGTCTTTTTACTGCCAGTTACCGAAACCTTCGGGTCCATGCCCATCTTCATGAGCTTGTGCATGTTGGTGTTGTCGGCGGTAAAACTGCCAGCGGCCTTGCCCTTGCTCAGTGCTACGTCTTTCTTCATGTCGCTTCCTTCCTATGGTTGCGGGTTTATCCCAGTGCCGGTTGACACTGCGAAGCGTTCGCCGCTCTGGATCTCGGCCTGAGCCAATGCCATCGCGGTCTGATTGTCTTGGCTGTTCATGGCCATGCGGGCCTGAAGCTCGGCGGCCGTGCGCTGGTCTTCGGACTGCTGCTTCTGCTGCTCGATGGCGACCTTGGCCTGCAGCTCGGCGGCATCCATCTGAGCGTCCTGCTGCATCTTCTGCCCGTCCATCTGCAGTTTCTGCGCATCCATCTGCATGCGCTGCGCCTCCGTTTGCGCATCCATTTGTGCGCGCTGTGCGTCCGCCTGCTGATCGGCCTGCAGCTTCTGCTGGTCGAGCTGCAGCTTCTGGCCTTCCAGTGCCAGACGCGGATCCTGTATCGGCTGCTGCTGGAACTGCTGCATCACCTGCTGCGCCTGTTGGATGATCTGCGGTATCTGCGCAAACACCTGACTGCCCTCGGACAGTGCCGCCGTCGAGGCCTCGGCCAGCATGCGGTCGAGTGCCTTGCGACCCTCGGTGTCCTTCGGCTCCATGTTGCGCATCACGTCGCCCAGATCCTCGCCGTCCAGTGCATCGGTCGACACGTCGAATACGCTACTAGCGTACCAAAGCGCGATGTGCTCCTTGATGTGGTTCAGGATGGCGGGGATGTACACCGGCGCGAAGACTGGGTTCATGCCGAAGGTCGGCGACATCATGTACGCCAAGTGCGTCTGCAAGTGGGCCAGATGGTCTTGGTTCGGGAAGGCTGTCACCGGCCGACCGAGTGATGCCGCGACGTTCTCGTTCACTGCGTTCTGCTCGCTTGGCTCGACGGCTGGGTTGAGCAGCTCCTTGGCGTTCGGCACCTTCAGCGTCTCAAGGATCCGCTCCTCGACCTTGCGCATGTTGTACATGCCGGGGAGGGCGGCCGCGCGTTGTGCCACTGCCTGCACCTGCGCGTAGCGCTGCGCCTCGCTGAAGATGTTCGGGTCGCTGACCGGCACGACGTCGAGCACGCCATCGAAGTCATCGCGCCGTGCCAGCTCGTCGCCCGCATCCCGCTCAAGCTTCTCGTCGTCGAGGTTGAAGCCGTTGAGACGGTCGAGGATGCGCAGCATGCGGCCCATTGCGTCGTGCAGACGGCTGTGGATCGCGGAGTAGACGACTGCGCCCTGCTCCAGTTTGGCCAGTGTCGTGCCGACTGGTGCGTTCGGGTTGTTGTCGGCGATGTCCTCCATAGACGTACGCACGACGCCCTTCGCCGCGTCGACCAAGAAGCCGAGCAGGCTGAAGAGCACAGGCGATGGTGGGTTGTACGGCAGTGGCATGGCCAGCTTGCGCACGTCGTCCACGTTCAGGCCGCCCTCGATCTCCTCGATCTGACCCGGCTGCAGCGACAGGCTCTGTCCACCGGCCGTGCCGCCCTTGAGGCGGAGCATGGTCTGGCTGTTGCTGATGTGCGCGCTGTCAAGCAGTGCACGCAGTGCGCCAGTGGCCGCGCCGCTCAGGCCGCCGATCATATGCGGCAGGCCGATTGGGTACGCGCCGCGCCACGGGATGAACGGGAACTCGACGAACCAGTACATCTCGTCGCGCGCTTCGTCTTCCTCGTCCCAGTTGCGATAGACTGAGAGCACCTTGCCAGTCGTCTTGTCGACGCTGACGATGTACGGCGCGTTGCCCTCGCCCTCCTCGACTTCCATCGTGACGTAGCACTCGTAGATTATGCGCAGTCCGTCCTCGTTGTAGCTGGTGGCGTCGCGCCCCTCGATCTTGTCGTTCGCCTGACCTGCCACTGACTGCTCGGGCTCCATGCCCGACGGTGCCAGATCCACGTCGCGGTACATGCCGTCACGTACGCGGTTCTCGTAGTCCAAACTGGTAATATATTGCACGTGGGTCTTGCGCTGCGCAGTGTAGAAGTTCGTCGCCGCGTAGGGCAGGAGCATGTCGTCAATGGGCACGAACAGGAACGTCGGCCGGTTGCGCGGCGTGTCCCAGCCGAGCTTCAGGTACTGCGCGCCGCCAAGCGGTAGCTGCGTCATGAGCTGCTCGAGCTCGGCGCGTACCTCTGGGCACTGCACCGTCATCTGCCAGTTGAGCAGGCTCGTCTTGCGCTTCGCCTTGTCGACCTTGTCTGCCGACATCGGACCGCTGATGGCGTCCTTGGCTGGGCCGCCTGACGGGAAGATCTCCTTCATGGCGCGCGCCGCGAAGTCGACGCATGCCTCAGTCATGACGGGGTGCACGACCTTCGACGCGCCCTCGAACTGCGCCCCGCCGGGGGCGTCATCGCCCAGCCCAGTGCGGCGCAGACCGTCCTCGTACTGCTCGTCGCGCTTCTTGCGCGCGTCCTTGTCCTTGCTGATCAGGTCGAGGAGCTGCGTCGACAGGCTGCTCATCTCGCCCTCGGGCATGTCCTCGGCGAGGTTGGCGTAGAACTCGTTCTCGGCCTTCGGTGGCGCGTCGTCGTCCATGCGCACTATCGCGCCGCCGTCCTCGGTGTCCTCGACCTCGTCGTCGTCAACGTCGGGCAGATCCACGTACTCGCCTTCTGGCATTTCGTCTTCGTCCATTGTATCGTCCTTCATTGGCTGTACGGATTTCTGTACACCTTCGGCGGCGGTCTGTCACCCTCGACGCGCTTCGGTGGCTTGGTCAGGCGCAGTAGGCCCTTGTCCATGAGGACGCGGATCGCCTGCGTGGTCTGGTCGACGTGGTCGTCGTGCTTGATGCTGCGCTCGCCGGTGAAGCTGCATAGCTGGTGTATGACTGGCTCGCACCATGATCGCGGCTTGCCGGGCTTCTTGTCGCTCTCGGGCATCCAGACGCGTCGCTGCGCGAAGACGGGCGATGCTATGTGCAGTCGACTGAGCTTGTCGGCACGGCCGGGGTTGTATGCGAAGGCCTGTATGCCCTGACGGTCGAGCATCTGGCGCAGGGATATGCCGCTGCCCTTGTCCTCGATCAGGAGCAGGTCGGGCTTGCGGCCGGACGACATAGGCTTGGCGCTGCCGAACATGGGTCGGATCATGGCCACGTCCTCGTCGTCGCCGTAGCGGACCTCGAGCTCCTTCTTGACGCGCTTCATGAGGTCGGGCAGGCCGAGGTGGTCCTCCCAGCAGTCAAGCAGAATGATGTGGCTCATCTCCTTGTGCGTGAACAGGCCCCACACGCCGCACGCCGTCGGGTCGGGGTCGCCCTTACGGTCGAGGCTCTTCTCCGTGTAGGCCGTGTCGAGTGACATGATGATGAATTCGAGCTTAGGCAGCGCCTTGTCTGCAGGCCACAGGTTGATCCAACTGCGCTGGATGATGCCGCTCTCTTCTGGATCGATCAGCTCGCCGTACAGTTCCTGACGGCCGAGCGTCGTGCCCTCGTACTGCGCGAGGTTGTCGAAGAAGGTGTCCGGCAGGTTTGCCCTATTGTCGTACGTCGAGCCGCGAATGATGATGCGGCTGTCCTTCGGCGTCGTCAGCGTGCGTATCAGTTCCTTGGGCTTGGGCGTCGTGGTCCACAGCACCTGCGGCCGGTCGCCGAGGCGCATGCCCATCATCAGCATGTCCCACGTCTCCTCGTCGTACTGCCACGCGGCCAGCTCGTCGCACCATGCGCGACAGTGCTGCGGACCGCGAAGCCGCTCGGGCTTCTCGGCAGTGAAGCCGCGTATCGTGCACACCTTACCGGCCGCGTTGTACATCTTGATGACGTTGTCTGACTTGTTGTAATCTGCAAGTAGGGCAGGCGGCAGTACGTTGAGGATGCCCGCAGGCCCCTCGAAGCAGGTGAACTTGACGTCCTGATAGGTAGGCGCGATGACGCAGCTATCGAAGCCGCTCTCGTCCTCGAAGACGGCGCGTGCCAACCATTCGGCTCCCACTCTGGTCTTGCCGAACCCTCGGCCTGCCAGCACGCCCAGCTCGGTCCAGTCCGTGCGCGGCACGAACTGATTGGCGCGCGCGGTCTTGCGCCAGCGTTGCTGCCAGTCAAGGTGCACGCGCTGCATGGGCGTGAGGCCCTCCACGGTCACGCGATTGAACAGGTCAACGATGTCGTGCTGCGGGGCCATCAGGCTTCCGCGTCAGTCTCGTCAGCGCCCGGCTGCTGCGCCACAATGCCCGATAGTAATTTGGTCAGTGCGATGTTGTCGACGTTCGCGTCGATGGCAAACGCCTTCTCGTCCTTGTTGCCGATGCTCAGTGTTGCGGCGTCGCCGTACTTCTTAGGCGCGAGCTTCGACAGGATCCACTTGCGTGCATCGATCTGCAGACGCTGCTTCGCGACGGCCGTGCTGTCGCCTGCGGCTATATCTGCGTCTGCGATTTCGAGGATCTCGTCGGCCTTGTGCTCGAGGCCAGCCGACCGAGCTTCCGCGTATTGCATGCGAAAAGCTGCATGTTCCTCACTGCCCACCCAGCGCAGCACAGTCATCAAGTGCGGCATGCCAGCGTCACGACAGATCGAGCGCAGGCTCTCGCCCTCGCTCAAGCGCTCGCATATGACGGCGCACAACTCTTCTGAATACAGAGACGGACGGCCGAGAGGCTTCTTCACTTTAGGCACTGTGCTCATCCGTCTGCATGCTCCGCTCAAATTGGCAGTACTACCAGTTGTGCGCGCAACATACGCACCTCGAGATCCGCTGGCAAGGGGTGCCGTCACTTTTACATCACGAGGGGGTCAACTTTTCCTACACCGCAACGCAACGCGCAACGCGTGCAACATGCAACGCGAGAGGGCCTAGAACGTAGTTCTAGAGGCCTCCTCGGCGTTGCAGGTGGCGTTGCAGATGCAACACGAACTAAATGGTGCACCGTGTTGCACCGCGTTGCACGCCCCAAGACCCCAGCATTTCTGCGGGACTGGTAATAAACTACTCGTGTTGCATCGCGTTGCACTACCCTCTTATCTGCAACACGAGTAAAAAAATACACGTGTTGCAAAATAATTGTTGACCTACCCTCAAACCGGCCGTAAGAGGGTGCATCAGCAACGAAGACACGGAGTAAATAACATGACCGATTTCGATACCCGCCTTGATCAATATGCCGCTGAAGATGCTAAGCTTCGCGCAGAGTATGCCGCCGAAGGTCTTTACAAGAAGCTTATTGCCGACCTCCTCGCCGTCGAAGACCGCGTTCGCGCAGAGCGCCGCGCCGCCGGTAACTTTGATTTCTTTTATCTTACCGACGAGAGCTGCGACCTTGAGAACATCGAGGGTCAAGGTCTGGTCGAAAACAGCGTCGAGTATTGGGACGCATTACGCTTTGCCGCTGCATGCGCTGCTGGCGGTCGCGGTGAAGAAGAAAACTTCGATGTAAACGCCGCACTCGGCTATGTTATTTATTAACCAACGGGGGCTTCGGCCCCCACCATATCAGCAACAGGAGTAAATCACATGACTAATCGCCCTTGGATCGCAGAACGCACCGCAGAAATCAATCTCGATGCAGACGCCATCAGCAACCTCAACGTCGGCGACGGCGTAAGCGTATCGGTCTGGACCGACATCGACGCTTACACAATCGTCAAGAAGACACCCACCACCATCACGCTGCGCGCCGACGACGCCACGTTGCTCAACCGCGACGACCTGAACTTCGTAGCAGGCGGCTTCCTCGCGCACTGCGACAACCAGTCCGAGCAGCGCTACGAATACTGCTCGAACCCATACGGCTACGAGATCAAGATCTCGCTGCGCCGCTGGAACGACGAAGACGGCAACGAGCGCCGCAAGTGGAAGCGCGTACGCACCGGCACATTCGAGCAGGGCGGCAACGCCTACGCCGGTCGCCGCAAGTTCCACGACTTCAACTTCTAACCCAACGGGGGCTTCGGCCCCCACCCTTATCAGCAACAGGAGTACAGAACATGAGCATCATCAACCTTCCAGCAGGTAAGCAGTCCTTACCCTGCGGCACCACCGTCCTGATCGCCAGCGCCCCGCGCAAGGTGGTCAAGGGATACTTAGACCGCAACGGCTACCGCTGGGACGCCGACTGGGAGCTGTGGTTTAACGACAAGGACGAAGAGCTGCGCTGGGGCGCTACGCTTTACGGCCACTACCTCTACGTAGCCTAATCAACAGGAGCACACGACATGAACTACAACATCTGCGTCAAAGAGACATTCACCCACACCTACGGCCACGGCGGCAGCGTCACCGTGCCCGCCGGTAGCCGCACGACCAGCGCCAGCGCACACGGAGGCGACTTCCGCTGGGTCGACCCGACCGTCTTCTACCCCAACACCATCGAGCGCCACGACGCCGAGCACTACGGCATCCGCGTCTACCCCGACAACCAGACGGAAGGGGACAAGGCATGAGCATCGCACACATCGGCAGCACGACGTTCTTCCTCGTCGCCCTCGCCATCGCAGTCATAGCACTCGTCAAGACACTAGAAGGACCACGCACATGAACAGATATAAACTGACGCACGGCATCAC